GCTGGATATTCCAAGAAGAGTGCTGGGGTACAAGGCCAAAAGGCATTGGCTCGTCCGCGGGTTAAAAAGCTCATTGAAGCACTCCGGAAGAGGGATATAAAGGAGTTTGAGATTCAGAGGCATGAGATACTCTGGAACCTTTGGGCTTGTGCGGTTAGGAATGGAAAACAGTTCGTCGATGAACGGGGGAAACTTCTGATAACAAGCCAGAACATCAATGACCTGCCGGACGAAGTGACGGCCGCGATTGATAGTATCAAACAGCGACGGAAGGTCTTTCACTTAGAAGACGGGAGCGAGGTAGAGGAGATCGAAACAGAGGTTAAGCTAGTTCCGAAGGCAGCTGCTTTGGAGATGGCGATGAAGCATAAGGGATTATTCGCTGCTGAGAAGACGGACGTTAAGGTATCTTTGGACTTTGATCAGCTGTACCGAGACAACAAGGAGGTTATCGACATCGACCCGATTGAGCGCAGACTTCTAGAGGAAAAGGAAAGGCAATAGGATGATAATCAGCGGTCAGGTAGACTCCTTGACGAAGAGGGTTAAACGAGTAGTGATGGAGGCGATTACCTTCCAGGATCAGGCTTTCCTGAGTTCCCTGGTAGAGGCAATGGCGGGAAGATATAAGGAGATTCACATCGGCGACGAAGAGTACAAGCTGAACCCTGAAGAGGATGAGATTTGACGTGGTGAGAGACTATCGAAAGGTAATCGACCCGATAGCCCTGAAGAACCTCCTCTGGCCGCAGGTTCAGTTCTACCGCCAGCAACGGGAGATTATCTATTCAGTCCGCGATGACGATGAAACCGTAGTCGTAGCAGGGAATATGCTGGGAAAGGATTTCATCGCTGGGTTCATCTGTCTTTGGTTCTTCCTGACGCGACATCCCTGTCGGATCGTGACGACCAGCGCCAAGGATCAGCATCTATCCGTGCTTTGGGGAGAAATCGGGCAGTTCGTTCATACAAGCCGTCACCCATTGGTTTATCCGGATGGACCGCTGGTAGTCAATCACCAGGATATCCGGAAAGTAGTTGATGGGGATCGCTGTCCGAAGTCCTATCTGCGGGGTATGGTGGCTAGCAGCGATAGTATCGCAGCGATGCAAGGGCATCACATTGCAAATGTAGGGGATGGGATTCCTAGAACCTTGTTCGTTGCTGATGAATGCTCCTCCGTTCCCGATGAATACTACACGATGGCATCCACCTGGATGAATCGTGCTCTGTTATTCGGAAATCCATGGCCCTGCACAAACTTCTTTTACCGATCCGTCAAGGGTAATCCCGCTACGAACGATCCTGGGGGAGATGTATTGAGGGAGGGAAAGCCTGGCTATTTACGTCGGGTATTGAAAATCTGCGCCGAAGATAGCCCAAATGTTAGGCTAGGGATTATCCAAGAGAGCCGTGGAGAGGAACCTACCGATGAAGTTCTGATCCCTGGAGTTAAGGGATATGCGGAGTACAAAAAGAATCTAAGGATGTGGGATCCAATCCAGCAGTGCGTTTCCCTAAAGGCAGAGTTCTATGAAGGGGATGAGGTTAAACTCTTCCCCCAGGAACACTTGGAACTGGCATTTGAGCGGGCTGATGAATTAGAGCGGTTGTATGGCTTGGATCGTCGAGGGAAGAACCTGGGAGTAGATACAGCAGAGGGTGGAGACTCAACGGTTATCACCGTGGGAGACTCCTTGGGGTTTATTCGATCATTCAGTCGCAAGACAGCCGATACCTCGGTGATTGAGGATGACGTGATTCGCGTGATGCGGGAATACGGAATATCGGCTGAGAGGGTTCTGTTTGATCGGGGTGGCGGTGGTAAGCAGATCGCTGACCGAATGCGGAGGAACGGCTACAATGTACGTACTGTAGGGTTCGGAGAGTCAGCGATTCCTGAAAAGCGCCGGGGGGTGGTACGGCTGGACCAGCAGAAGCTAGAACAGGAGGTGCGTTATGCGTACATAAACCGAAGGGCTGAGATGTATAGTCTCCTGAGTGACGCGATCAATCCGGTAAATGGGACGGTGTATGGAATACCGCGCCGGATGATTGACTTGGTTAACCAACTGCGACCGATCCCACGGTTATACGATAAGGAGGGTCGTCTATGGCTACCCCCGAAGAACAAGCCGCCGGGATCGGATCGCAGTACAGTGAAGACGATGCAGGAGATGATTGGGCGCAGTCCGGATGACGCAGACAGTGCTGTCCTGTGTTACTTCGGGCAAGTGCGGTCAATCCATCGGCCCAAAGCCGGGGCAGTTCTGTAAGAATAGGTTATAACAAACGGAGGAACGTCGTGAGCGGTGAGGCTGGGAAGACGGTCGTATGCCTGAAATGTCAGAAGACATTTGAGGCCAAGCATAAGTTCAATCGAATCTGTCCGCGATGCAATAAGATCAATCAGGGATTGCGTGTTCATCGGACTTCCCGAGTCACGAACGTATCGGGCCGATTACCGGAGACCATCTAATGCTCTATGACGTGAAAGAGGCTAACCCGCAATTGGAGATTGACTGGCGTGCCTACTTCTATCGGTTCGTTCAAGAGCATGGAGAGCCTGTAGAAGTCAGTCCCATCGAGAGTGATCGGTTCAGAATCTATTCTCGTCTTCTGTTCCGTGATGGTTGGATGTACGGAGCAATGGACTACCAAGGCCCAGAGTTCTCTCCTCCAGGAAATCCTGACCAGCTACGTAAACTCAAACTAGAGTATTGGACTATTCGAGAAGAGAAGCTGAGAGCCGAACATTCTCGATTAGCAAAGCATATTCGTACCCTGCGAGATTGGCAGACTACCAGAAGCATTCCACTCCAAACTACATCTGTATACTATGATCGGACAGAGACTGGACGACCGATCCTGAAGAGAACAAAGCCCGAAGATATGGACCTACGCGGGCTGGAGCGAAAACTGGTGGACCTAGGATATCTACTCGCCGAATGCGAGGATCAACTCAAGGAACTGAACGATGATCACGAACGTAGAGATTAACCGAACGATCAATGACCCAATCGACGCAAACCGTTGGCGAAGCGTCATGAACCGGATTGACCAGGTACTGAACTATCAAACCCGTTGGAGCCGATTCTCTACAACCGAGGGGGAAACAGATCCACGTCGGGACATCAACGATGAGTGCGGCTATCCTGCGACGGAGAATATCTCCCTCCAGGATTATCGTACCATGTACGAGAGAAACCCAATCGCCAAGAAAGTCGTGGACCTATTACCCTCCCACTGTTGGCAGGTTCATCCCGAAGTTTATGAAGACGAAGCGGTAGACGAGGACACGGAGTTTGAGTTGGCTATCCGTAGACTAGGGAATAACCTACGTGGACAGAGCTGGTATCAAGACGATGAGGGTGATCCGGTTTGGGAGTACCTGGCGAGGGCGGATCGTCTCTGTGGAATTGGACACTACGGGGTGATCCTCCTAGGGATCGGCGGTGAGGAAGGGCAGAACCTAGCCGAACCGATTGAGTTCACGCGAGGAAGGAATACTACCCGTGAGTTGATCTACCTACGGGCGTTCCCTGAATACCTGGCCCAAATCTCCCAGTTCGATCAAGACCCGTCATCCCCACGCTATGGAATGCCCGATAGGTATAGCCTGACGTTCGATACCTCCGGACGAGCAGGCCCCGATTCCTCAACTACAGCTGTCTACCAGTCCGTGGAAGCTCATTGGACTAGAGTTCTTCACATTACGGATGAACTCTGCTCGAACGAAGTCTACCATACCCCGCGGATGCGGCCCGTATTCAACAATCTGGTTGATCTGCGAAAACTCTATGGGGGATCGGCCGAAATGTACTGGAAGGGAGCCTTCCCTGGCTTGTCCTTTGAGACGCATCCCCAGCTGGGTGGAGACGTAGAGGTAGATATCTCCACGCTGCGAACGCAGATGGAATACTACATGAACGGTCTTCAGAGGTATCTGTCTACGACGGGTATGCACGTCAATGCTTTGTCTCCGACCGTAGCTGATCCTACAGCCCAGATCAACGTACAAATCGAGGCAATCTGTATGGAGAAGGATTGCCCGAAACGAGTCTTCATGGGCAGCGAGCGGGGTGAGCTAGCTTCCTCCCAGGATCAACAGCATTGGAACAAGATCGTGTCTGCTCGTAGGTCTCAGCTATTGACTCCGAGATTGATTGTACCTTTCATTGATCGGTTGATTCTTCTAGGAGTATTGCCTGAGCCAAAAGGATACAGTGTCTCGTGGCCTGAGACCGAAACGCTCGATGCGTCAAAGAAGGCCGACATTGCCGTAAAGATGACCCAGGCGATTGCTACGTACATCGCTGCCGATGGGGTACAGGTCATGCCTCTGCTATCCTTCCTGACGCTGATTCTAGGCTTTGATCGGGAAGAGGCACTGGCAATTGAAGAAGAGATTGAGACGCAGGGGATTGTCTCTTTCCGACAACCCAACGCAATGGAACCGGAGAAAGGCCGTGGAGAACGACCCGAGACTGTTTAAGCAACCGCCCTACATGAGCTGGTCTCCTGAACTACGTTCGGTTATCAAGCTTCAATACCAGTCCGGCAGTCTCATCAAGGATATCGCCGCAATGAATTGTCTCCGTCCAGTAGACGTGGGGCAGTTCCTACGCAGCGAGGGGGTAGATACCTATGAGCGTAGCCGGAGGGTAGCTACAGACCCCACGCCAGAAGAAATCCAGGAGCGAGCCCTACTGATTCGGATCAAGAATCTTCTCTCAGGAAACGTCTAATGCCTATCCACCGATGTTCGATAGATGGCCGATCCGGCTGGAAGTGGGGGGAATCCGGTAAGTGCTACGTAGGCTCTAGGGGCCGTTCTAAGGCCCTCCGGCAGGCTCGGGCTATTCGGGCTAGCGGATGGGTCGAGAACGTGGCTAGAAGGCATGCTAGGGCCTCTAGAATCGATCCTAGCCGAACGACGATGCTACGGGAGAAGTTCCGTAGGGAGCTAGTCGGCCGATATGACCGGGTCCGCCGGGCTGTATTACAGGTTGTAGGGCGTGAGAACCTATTCCGAATCGTGGAGAATCGGGAATACGTCCCAGGGCCAAAATACCCATTCACGACGGACCCGGAGCGGGTTGAGGCGTTTACAGCTTGGTTGAAGGAACGAATGGATGTGGAAGTCCTGCCTACGGATGACGCCTATTGGGAGAGGTATGCTGCTGAAGGATTCCAGCGTGGGGCTGGGAGGGCGTTCGATGACGTAAACCGTTTGAAGCGAGCCACGGCATTCGGTGGGAATGAACCGATGGCTCATTACCTCGGAACTAAGGAACAGTTCCTTCAATCCTCCTTCGGTCAACCAGAGACAATCGACAAGCTGAAGATTCTCGCCGGTCGTGTATACACCGATCTGAAGGGAGTCAATGAGACGGTAGCCACCCAATTGAATCGGGTGTTGGTAGATGGGCTGGCTCGCGGAGAGAATCCACGAACCATTGCTCGTGAGATGGCTAAAGGGATTGATGGGATTGGGAAGAGACGAGCCGAGACAATCGCCCGCACGGAGATCATCCGGGCGCACGCCGAGGGACAGCTAGATGCTATGGAGCGCCTCGGGGTAGACGAAGTGGGGGTGATGGCCGAGTGGTCTACGGCTGGAGACGATCGTGTCTGCGATCTCTGTTGGCCATTGGAGGGTAAGGTACTTCCGATTGGGGAAGCTCATAGCCTGATACCTCTTCATCCGAACTGTCGATGTACTTGGATTCCGTCAGTGTCTGCTTCGGTGAAGAAGGTTCCTGAGAAGAAGCAAGTAGAACCGGAAACAGTACAGAAGATCAAACCAACAATAGAAGAACTACATAAATTTCTGCGAGAAGCAAGATCATTGGAGGAAATCAGCCGAGCAACAGGAATCCAAGAGAAGTCTATGGAGTCTATTCTAAGTTTGGAGATTCAACGTAAGCGAGTTATTGTACTGGAATCTGGATTTGATAATAAAGTCAAACTCTACAAATCTACTTGGCCTGAGAAATTTCCTCCGATAAAGCCTGGACCCAAAACCCTTGATGAATCTCGTGAGGCTCTATCGAGTCGGAAGATTCTACTAAAGGAAGTCAATAAGGACATTCCCAATTGGGCTGCCAAGAGAACTGCTCAATATATAGCCGATACGGTTGGAGATTTGTCTGACCGATGTCCTGGGTTCTTTGTTAGTACCTTTGATCTCCAATTTGAGAAAGGGGCATCATTTACAGCACAGACTACTCTAGGTGAACAGGTGGTGTATGGAACGTACAGTAGAGATAGAGGTATGCGGTTTGCAACGGAAATACCTAAGATGGGTGACGTTGGGGGACCGAGCCTGACCGGATTCTCCGTAGGCTCCGACGTGACTACAGGATTCTTGCACGAGTTTGGGCACCACGTCCATTTCAAGCTGATGACTAATTCAGCAAGATTAGATTGGTCTGCTATAGCTAAACCGTATTTGGGAGAAGCGGCCCATCCCTACGTGAGTATCTACGCCAAAAGTAACGAGCAGGAATTGTTCGCTGAGGCATTTGCCGCATACAATCATCCCAGGTATTCTCCGGGGAGTCTTCCAAAAGACATCGAGGAGTTTTTGGAGCGTATTCATGATCAAGCAGCCAAATTGTAGTATCAGGAAATGCAAACACTTCAGAGGAGTCAAATGGTTAGGAGAGACCGAATCTACTGAAGTCGTGTACTGCGCCGCTTATCCTGAGGGCATCCCGGCCGAGATAGCCTATGGAGATGAGCTACATCTCTCCCCATACCCAGGTGACCAAGGTATTCAGTTTGAGACTATAGACAAATGACGAATAACTTCA